TCGCGGCCATGTCGGACAACGATGACAGACTGATCGTCACCAAACCGGGCAACGTCCACGCCCATGACCACCGGGTCGCTGGTCGTGACGGCCACGTCTATGTCCACGCAGGCATCGACAATGTCTGTGCCAATGAACTGCAGCGCCCCGGCACTGGGAAACTCGCCCTTGACCCTGACCTTCACAAAGTCGCTGTCCTCGCCGTAGTCATCGACCCATTGATCAAGCAGGCGTTTGTTAGTGATGGCCACGTCCCGGCTGTCGATGAACCTGCGTATCATTCGGTGTCTGAACCTGCCGACCATGTTCTCGTAGAACCTGCCGCTGTTTCGTGTCGGGTTGCCAAAGTCAAATGTCATTGGCTCACCATCGGTCAAGCCGCCTTCGCGGACCTCAAATATCTTGTCCGGGATCGCGGATGCTTCATCAAATATGTAGAACGGTGTGGATGATGCAGCGTGTAGGCCAGCGAATGCCTCGCTGTTTTCCTCGCGACTAGTTTGTGCATCAACGCGCCATGTGTTGCGGTGGTCGCGGTGGTACATGTTCATGGACCCGCCGCCGCTGTTGATGTGATACCAATGCTTGCTGATGCCCATGTCATGCCACTTAGCCAGTTCGGCCCACGTTTTGGTGCGCAGCTGTTCGGATGTGTTCGCGGTGACCACGCCTTTACAGAATGGCCGGGTGTCCATGATCCACCGTATGAGCCACGCAGTGATGGCGCTCTTGCCAATGCCGTGGCCGCTGGCCGTGCTGAACTGCAACGGGTCCACTGCATCGCGCCCGGTGAAGCCTCGCTTGCGTACCTCGCTGCCTACCTCGCGCAGGAACTCTGCCTGCCATACGTCCGGGCCAGTGCGCCCGTCTAGTTGGCCCTCACCCCATGGATAGCTGACCATGACGTGCAGCAATGGGTTGGCGTAGCACTGACCCATCAGGTCGGCTAGCTGTGCCTCTGTGTCATTAGATAGGGCTGTAGTCATGCAGCGTCCTCAACTGGTGCAATGATGCGCCGACCATGTCAGGCTCACACGCCGTCTGGTCATATGGTGGTATGCGGCGCTCTCCGCACTCGCTGCACACATCTACCGGGGACTGCCCCGGCGGTGGTGACTGCCAAACGTGTGGCCTGCCCTGTACCTGAGATGCCATCAGTATCTCTTAGATGTAGGCTTCTTGATTTGCTTGGCCGCAGGCTTCTTGCGACTAGGCGTCTTCTTTGTAGTAGCCGCTGCCTTAGTCTTCTTCTTGTACATAGGTCTGTCTCCCTCAGTTAATGCTGTGCGTACCAGCGGCCATCCTGCGCCCTGCGTGTATGCGGTTTACCATATCATCGTTTATCTGAACCTCTTTGCGCTCTGCCGGGTACGCGTCGATCAGTTTGCCCAACTCACGCAGCGCGGACACCATCGCCCCCGCTTGCGCAGTTTGTTCAGCCAACTCAGTCGCTCGGTGTAGACCTAACAAGATATCTTCGCGTGTTATCTGGGAATTTCGCACAGCTGGGGCTTTTATCTGTTCTATCCTTTGGGCAACCTTGGGGTTTCCGCTGGCTAGCTTGCTGGCTTCCTCATGTATCTGTTTGTCAGTCATGTTGCCTGCATCATACGCCTCACGGTAACAGTCTGCCTGAGACATATTGCCTGCAGCAACCAGCTGACTGAACCGCTCTTGCTTTGGTGTCAGCCCGTGTTTCTTTTCATCCTTTGCCTTGCGGCCACTACCGCCAGCCATCGCGTTTAGCAGGCCCGGTGTCTTCGCGATCAACTCAGCTTCAAAATCATACGCGGCTTGTTCATCGCTGAACCGTTTGACAATTGTGCTGACCACCTCGTCACCATCGTTAATGATGTCGCGTATCAATTTTGATTTGGGGGACATGTTGTCTGACTGTGGCATCGTCAGCTTGTGAGTGTGCGCGTAATTTCGTGCAGCTGTGCCTTTACCAATGTAAAATACTTTGAGGTCACGCGGATCGGTCAGGGTGTAGACGTAATACTTTTGAACCTTTGCCATGCTATTTCTTCTTTGCAGTCTTGGCGCTCTGCTTAAACGCTTTGTTGGTGGGCGCACCTTTTGCGCCTTTCTTCCTCATGGTTTCGCCACTGCCATTTTTAATGCGTTTCTTCTTCGCAGCAATGTTGGCATACAATCCGGGTTTCTTCGCCATGTGCATTCTCCATCGTTTGCCGACTAGTCTAACACAACACGCGCGTGTTGTCGATAATGCCACGCTGCCATCAGTGCAGCCTCTGCAATTCCATCGTTTGCCTTCACCTTCCACAGATCATTGTGTCCGAAGACATGCATAGCCATGTCCATACTAGCCTGTTTGTTTTTGCTCAAGTGCATTGCTTTTTTCCATACAGACGGGGATGCGTAATTCAAACGGCATTCAAAATCGTGGGCCATTACCTGCGCCACTGCCTCAATTGCACCCATAGCCCTGCCAAACGTAAACGTGCTGGCCACGCCTTGTCCGGGCATGGATGACACGCGCTCCAACACAATAGCGTCAACGCCGTTAAACGGCAGCTTAAACTCAGCCCAGCTGGTGGCTATCTGTTCGTCTTGAAACCACTTCACCGCAGCAAGCGCGTCCACAACGGTCAATTTTGGACCCAATTGCCGTACAGGCATTCTCATGCCACTAAGGTATGTCATCTTGCCGTTATGCACATGAATGTGCGCTAGTCCCCCGGATACTCCGGGATCAATGCCGATTATATTCAATTGTATTCTCCCCAAATGGGTGCGCCGCACCCAGCGGTGTCACCCCTTTAGGGGGAACAAGTTCATCAAGTTGTAAGTTGTTGAAGTTGCAGGCGTTTTCAGAGTTGAGCCAACTTGTGCATCTACTTGTTCGCTCAAGTTGTAACCCTTTGCTATTAAACATCTTTGTCACGCTCAAGTTGCAAACTGGTTTCAGACTTGTGCATCTCAAATCTGTCTTCCTTTAACAGCTTCTCCATATAGAAGGTCACCTGTTTGCGTAGCCCAATATTCTCAGCGACAACCCGCATGTATTCATCCCTCTGGATCATCACAGTTTATCCCCTCATCATCCACAATGCCGCAAGCCGCGCACAGTGACCTGCCCTTGTCATCTTTGATGTATCCCTCATCTGCGCCGCACACTATGCAGTCATCGCGCAGCATCGCAGGCTTCACCTTCTTTAAATACACCACGTTGTTGTGGTTCTTGCTGTGCCATGCCCCAGTGAACTCGCCGTTCATAGATTTATCGTGCTTCATGTTATCTCCTGATCAATGTTAAAGGTCCACCGCCCGTTTGTTTTCTTTGTTTCATTCAACACCAGCTGCACCGTGCCGCCTGACCAATGCACCGCTACACTAAACATATCGTGCAATTTTAGCATGTCACGCGGAAACATCCTGTCACCACTGACAGGCCACGTTGGCTTGCCCTGCATCCGGGCGTGAATGTCAGACAGCTTGCTGTGCTTACCGTAGCCCAGCGCAGCGCCTAGTTCCTCTGCCATCTCACTGGCCACTAGCTTATCCACGTCAGCGTTCAACAGCACGTTAGCCGCGTCTGCCTCACTGCGCAGCGTACATACACCAATGTCAGAGCCTTCACCTGCAGCCATCTCTTGCCCGGTCAGTTCGTAAACAATCGGGGCCAATGGTGCGCCTTCCCTTATCTTGCCTGTATCCAAAACAACCCAGCGTCCAAGGTTTAGGTCTAGCGTTTTGTTGCGCCATGCCTTCCGCTCTTCACTGTTCTTTGGCATCCAAGGTGACAGCGTGTAGCCACAGTCCAATGCAGAATAGATCGCCCCGGACCCACGCCATGCGCCACTGTCCGCCCTGTACCAATCACCATCTTTGCTTCTGTCCTTTGGCGTGTGGTGCGCGTGAAGCACAGCCGCCCCGGTCATCGACGCAATCATAATAAACGCACGGGTCAATGTCCCGGCGCTCACTGCGCTGTTCTCATCCATCGCATCAGACAGCGTGACATACGGGTCGAAGATAATTAATTTTGCTTTGATGCGCCG